TTAATTTCGCGATCTAATAAACTCCCTCTGTATTTCTACAGCCATTTGCAACTCTTCACACTTCTTATGCAAATGGCTATTTTCAGTTTGTAACCATTTCACCTGTGCTGTTTTTTGATGTATCACGGCGCGGCACTCTTCGAGTTGACGGATTAAATCCGCATGGTCAGATATGGTCATGCCGCACGCTCCCGGCCCTGGTTGTCTGTTGGTGAAAGCGGTGCATTTCCGAATGCCCGTGTCAAACCGGCGATATCCAGCGCGTAGCCAGGGTGCAACTGCACCGCCGGTTCTTCGCACTGGTTGCCCCATACGTCGAAACCATGAGACGACTGGCGGGCGAAAAGCTCAATGCGCGGCACATCGCCAAGCAACTGCACCATTTTTTCGCGGATTACGTCAGGCTTGCGTGAATTCTCCAGGCGCGGCGCCGTGACGTGCTGGCAGATAGAGGCGTCCATGCGCGCCGGCAGTTTCCCGCGCACTGCGAACAGGCAGTCTTCGCTGTTAGCCCGGGTCATGTGGCCCATTCCGATCGCGCTGTTGCCTTTGTGCTTGTTCGTCTTGTGCCAGGTGAATCCCTTCATTGTCATCAGGCGGAATCCCCATGCTTCTACAACCTTCAGTGCTTCAACAGGCTGCGTCGGTACCCACCACATAGCCAGCAGGCAATCTTCGGCAGCCAGATCCCACACAGGCAGGCGGCAGATGTCCAGCACGTTCATAACCGGATACTTGAATCCGGCGCCACGCTCGCCGTCTGCTGCTTTGTCGCGGTATACCCACGGCGGATCAGCGTAGATAAGAGTGTATTTTCCAGTCATGCTGCCACCTTCTTACTGTTCATCAGCTCAGCCAGGCGCTGAGCCTTTAATGGGTTTCTGATAACGTCGCCGCTCGGTGCTACCCATCCACGGCGATTGATGGAATAGGGCAGCGTGACACTGCCCACGGTGATCCCGTCGTGCGGGTTAGTCATAAACCACCCCGCGACATCCGATCCCGCTGTAGTCCAGATGCGGGGTGCGGTTACCTTTGGTGATGCACTGCTGGCGGCGCACCGCGATACGGGCGCGCTCTACTTCACCAACAGCCGCATCCAGGCACTGGAGCCAGAGGCGGGCCGCGATTCGGTAGTGCCCGCGGCGCTCGCGCTCGATGGCCCGGCTTTCGATCTCCATTGCTTCCGGGGTTACTGCCACAACTTTTTCAGTTCCGCGCTGCGATGCTTTGTTCATGTGATATTTTTCAAGGCGGGTTAATTTTCTCATGCCCAGGATCCTCTCAACTGATTACCGCCGCCAGCCACATCAGGTAGGCGACCACGGCCAGATACATGTACACATCTGACCATCTTCCGATATGCTTCTTCAGCGCCGTCATGCTGCCGCACTCACCGGGCGATACACGCGGCGGTCAACTGGCGGCTTTTTTCCGGTGAACGTCGCCGGACTTGCCGCCTTACGTTTATCCAGCCAGGCTTCAACTTCGCTCTGGTCCCACGCGCAGCGGCGATCGGTGATCCAGAAACGGGACGGGAATTCGCCAGCCTGTTCCAGGCGGTCAATCGTGCTCCATGACAGTGGCACCACCGCCAGGAGTTCCTTCTTACCAAATGCACCTTTCATAAATACCTCTCTTGGTTGCAGGTGTGGCGCCGCGGCGCCACGGTGGTGATTACATAGGGACTTCGTTCAGCTCATCTCTGCGGATGGTGTAAACGTCTGTGGCTTTAGCCAGGCGGTCATCATCGTTAGCGAGCTTGCTGGCAACGTATTTGTATGCCTTATCCAGATCCTTCAGCGTGTTGTAGTTCATCGCTGCGTCAGTGAAAGCGCACAGAATCTCTTCTGGATCTCGGTCATCGCTGCTCTTTGGTTTCTCTTCCTGGTGCTGCTCAGGCTTGGAGTTGATCAGCTTGTTCATGCCGGACGCGGTAGCTGGCGTAGGCGTGATATCGCGCTCAACGCGCGGCGCCGTCTCCTGCAATTCGTCAGGGGTGTACACGCCAAGCAGGACATCAGGAGCATTCAGGCGAGCCCAGCGTTTAACGCACAGATATGCGAGCTGCTGGCGAGGATCCTGCTCCCACAGAGGGGAGTTGCGCACACCGGCCTGGGCCATGCTGATCGTCAGCTCGCGCGGCTCTGATTCTCCTTTGAGGGTTGCCCATACGGTAACGGTCAGGCTCGGCGATTTGTCGGATTTTCCGTTTACTTTCGACCAGTCACCATCCCAGCGATAATTCAGGCGGGTGGCCAGCAGATTGGAGGAGGACACAACCGCGTTTACCAGCTGCGCTTCATAACCCAACGTGCCGTTAACAACGTGAGTTTTCTGCGCCACGGCGAACGGATTCATGCCCCACTGTGCCGCCTGCATAGTCACGGCCAGGCAGTCAGCAGGTTTTCCTGCCAGGTGTGCCGGAACAGTGGCCTTACTGTCAGCCATCAGGGTTGCGAAACGCACCAGGCGGTCCATACCCTCAGGGCTGAAAATTGCCGCAGCGGTGCCAACGGTAGCGCCAGGCTGCGATGTGATTGCGATGTCGTTGCTCATACGTATATATCCTGTTTGCGTGCCCACTCAGGGCGTTTAATAATTTCAAATCCACCCCATTCGCCAGACTCCCGGCACTGGTGGTAGGTATTCAGATCCCGGCGGAACAGTGCGTGCCCGGCATCTACGTCCGGCGCATCCAGTTCAAACACACGAACCGGGTAGCGCCCGCAGTCGATGGTTTCGCTCACTGCCAGGAAGAAGAATCCGTGCGGCTCACCTGTAGTCTGCTGCGCGCCTTCGCGGTACATGGCGTCCTGAACGTGGTACCGGAATTCCTCGACGTGGCGGGCGAACCGCTCCATGTCGGCCACTTTTTTCACGTCCAGTACCACAGGGTGATCCTTCAGACGTTTATCCGGGCGAATGCGGCACAGCTCTCCGGTTTCCGGATCCGTCCAGTAATGCGATGCTTCGCAGAATCCTTCCGCTTCAAGCAGCCAGCGCGCAGCCGGGTGTGCCATCGCGCTGTCGCGCATAAGTTTCAGCTTGCGGCCCTGTTCGGCATCCATCACCGTCATGCCCATTCCAGCAACATCATTCAGGAATGCAGCTTCATCCTCTTTCCCTGCTGTCGTGCGGCGGTTGAACTGCGGCGCCACGATGAAACGCTTATCGAATTCTTCCGGCTCCAGCAGCAGGCAGTGCAGGGCAGTACCCATATCCAGCGCCTTCAACTTTTCGGTGTCGACCGGCGCGGATTTCTGCCACTGCAACAGGGCCGGGCTCAACGCCACCATATCCAGCTGCGACTTACTCACGCCGTCGCCGGCGTGGTAATCCTCGTTGCTGATGTCGAAGTAAATTCCTGGCTTCATGCCGCAGTCCTCGCCGTGTCCAGCTGGTCAGCCAGATCCCACTTCGCGATGATGCTGGTCAGCGCGGCCTGGTACGCTGCGAGTGCCTCTTCAAACTCCGGGCTCATCATCAGCTCTTCAAGAATCTCGGTGCGCACGCCTTTGCGCTCCAGCTCATAAAAAGGTTTTTGCAACTGATGGAACTTGATGGCGTCGATCAGCTCCACCTGGCGCTCGTAGTGCAACTGACTCAGCTGGTAGTCGCTGTCGATGCCGGTCATGATTTTTTTCAGGTTATTAACCTGCTGGATGTTCATACGCACCTCAGTACTTGATAGAGATTGCAGAAACCTTCCCGCTGGCGATGGCTATCAGCGCTTTCTCAGCCATTTCCTGCGGAAGACCACTTTCAATCAGGTCTGCAATAGCCTGACGATTGATGGTGCGGCGATGCTCTTTGTCAGCTGCGCGGCGCGCTTCTTCATCGGCGATGCGTTTCTGTTCTGCCAGTCGAACTGCTTCCGCTTCTTCCTGACGGCGGCGCTCCGCTGCGATAGCGTCGTTCTTTTCCTGCTCAGCTTTTTCCGCAGCGGCTTTTGCTTCACGCTCTGCTTTCTGCTGGGCTTCAATTTTTTCTCGCTCTGCGCGTTCAGTTGCAGCCTTGGCTTCAGCTTCACGGCGTGCAGCAGCATCAATCTCGGCCTGTGCTTTTGCTTCTGCATCACGCTTAGCCTGTTCTGCTGCTTCGCGGCGTATAGCTTCTTCACGTTCGAGGCGTGCTTTTTCCTCTGCCTCTTTGCGCAGGCGTTCCAGCTCAGCCGCTTCGTGCTCGCGCTTTTGCGCTACTACCAGCGACGCTTCCAGTTGCTGAATGGTTGAGTCTTTAGCCACTCCCGCCTCTGCTGCGCGCTCCTGCCAGCTGTCATCCAGCACCACGGATTTAGCCTCCAGAATGCGAGCCTGAATATCAGTGGATGGCAGGTAATTTCCGGTGGTGTCGATCACTTCAGCCAGTGCGCGCAAATCCACAAGGCGCTGCTGCAATGCTTCGGTGCGTGCCTTTTCAGCGCCTTCCCATTCGGTCAGTGGGCGGCGAACTTCATCGCGAAGCAGATCGCATTCGGTCACGAAGCGGCGCAGTTCTGCTTCGACCACTTTTGGTTGCTCCTTCAGGCGCTTCAGGTAATCACGGCCTGGCTTTTCAACTGCCGTCTTGCTGCGTGATACCTGGGCGGCGAGGGATGCGATACGGGCGCGGCCTTTGGCTGTGCTCAGGTCAGGAACCTCGTTAACGCCATCACGGATCTGTTCAAGGAACTTATCCAGACCGTTTTCAACGTAAATGCTTGGCGCCAGGTCCGGCGCGATTTCGATGATTGCTAATTCACTCACTTGCTCACCCCCATATCCATTTCAGTTTTTACTGCCATCTTGGTGACAAATGCCCAGTTGATGGCCTCATGCAGAGTGCGGCACTTGGTGCTCATCAGCCCGCACGCCGTAACGCAGTACCAACCGTTGATGATTTTCCACTGCATAATTCGTTACCTCAGTGTTACCGTTGAGGTAATAATTATCCTTATGTGGTTTGAAGTCAATAGGTATGATTATAAAAAATTACCCAAAAGGTAATCATGAGGGAAATAAAAAAGCCGCTCAAAGGCGGCTTAGTATCTGAAATGTATGGTTTTACTCTTGCGTTTTACCGTTCTGAACAATCACGAAATCGACGTAGCTCTCAATCTTGCCTTTTTCGCTCTCAGGTAACAATGCGTAGCGGGCCCGGTCGTAATGGATGGTCGCCGGGTCGCGGGGATGGATGAGCAGCTCATAGCCGCGACGCCCGAAGGCGCTGGCGATCGCCTCCAGGGTGGAGATAGAAACGCTGACTTCATTGTTCAGCATGCGCTGGATCGTAGCCTGGGCAACGCCGGACGCTTTCGACACCTTGCCCTGAGATGACAGGTCGCGGTTGTTCTGCATCCACGCTTCAAGGTTATGCGCCGCCAGCTGGCCGATATCGGAAGGGGTGATCTCCTCATGTGGGATGGCAACAGCAGATAATGAGTGGTCGACGTCCAGCCAGTTCGACGGCTTGTTTGCTGCCTTCTCAATCTTGCGCGCCACCGTGTCGCCAACAACCTTCTGCCCACGGGCCCAGCGGTTCACCAGGTTTGCCTGAGTTCCCAGTTTTTCCGCCAGACGAGTCTGCACCCCGTTGAAGTCACGGTCGATGATATCGTTAATATTCTGCCTGCGGATATCCTGAATACTTTTCATGCTCTGGTGAATCGCCTCATATATGAATTAGTTAGTGGTTCAATTAAAAGCGAATTTACCCCACAGGTAAATGCACCTCACGGGTAACAAACCTTGATTTTTATTACCTTCTGGGTGAATATTTGTTATCTGAAATTAATATCAGGCAATAGCTATGAGCGAGAACGAAAAATTCGACTTCAAAAAACACTGGTTGCAACTCACTCCTGATGAGCGAAATGCCTTTGCTGACGAGGCCGGAACGACCAGTCACTACATCCAGACGCATCTGACAGGCCGCCGTAAAATGCCCGGTAAGACATTGATGAATGGGCTATTTAAGGCATGTAAGCAACGCGGATGGGTCAGAACGAAACCGGAACTGGCTATCTTCTTCTACGAATAAAACCTCTTTCAAATCCCCATCAGGCCGCCTTCTGGCGGTCTTTTCATATCTATTCAGTCCTCTAAGGTAATAATGATCCAAATATGGTTGATCTTTTTTCGGCCATCGCACAAAATTACCGATATCCATAACCAAACATGAGGCCGTTTTCGTGAAAATTGTCACCAGAATGGAGGCCGCTAAGGCTGGCCTGAACAGATTCTACACCGGCAAAGCCTGCCGGAATGGTCATAAGGCGGAGCGCTACGTACTGAATGGCACCTGTGTTGAGTGCGCACTTCAGAGCGCAAACCGTCACCGCAGCGAGTTCTCATCCGCTCTCAAATCCGCACGGGGTGAAGCATGAAGCCCGCAGCGTATTACAACGAAATCGACCAATTTGCAGCCCAGTGGCTGCGTAACCTGATCGCCGGCGGTCATATCGCACCGGGCGAAGTTGATGAAAGGAGTATTGAAGATGTCACACCTGACGACCTGCGAGGATTCACTCAGTGCCACTTCTTCGCCGGAATTGGCGTCTGGTCTCATTCCCTGCGCCTCTCCGGATGGCCTGACGATAAACCAGTCTGGACCGGCTCCTGCCCGTGCCAGCCTTTCAGCGCGGCAGGCAAAGGAGATGGGTTTGCTGACGAGCGGCACCTTTGGCCCCACTTCTTCCACCTCATCAGCGAGCGCAGACCTCAGCATGTCTTTGGCGAACAGGTTGCAAGCGGTAACGCAAATGTGTGGTTCGACCTTGTTCAATCAGACCTGGAAGGAATGGGATACGCCTTCGGGCTTGTGCCGTTTACGTCAGCGAGCATCGGCGCGCCGCACATCAGAGAGCGGGCTTATTGGGTGGCCGAGTCCATTGGCGAGCAATGTCAAAAATTGTTATCAGGACTGGCTAAAGGTAATGGCTCGGAAGGAGGCAGGACGACAGCCAAACCTACAGGATTTTGCCGTACTAACAGCCTGGCCTACTCCAACAACCGAGTCGGCGATGAGGGAGAAACGCTACGCCCAGGGAGGGATGCCGTTCTCAATGGCTGCATCAATGGCAGGCCCCTTGAGGTTAACGGTTTTTGGCGAGATGCGGACTGGCTCTTTTGTCGAGATGAAAAATGGCGTCCAGTTGAACCCGGCACATTCCCGCTGGTTGATGGGGCTGCCGCGCGCCTGGGACGAGTCGAGCCCGGGGTGGCAAGAGTGGCAAGCAGCAACCGCGTCGGCCGACTTAAAGGCTATGGGAACGCTATAAACGCACAGGCTGCGGCTGAATTCGTCCGGGCTTATATGGGGGTTAGCTATGGCCGGTGACTGGATCAAGATGCGTGCCGACCTGCACACGCACCCTAAAGTTGTCCGCATGGCGTCCGCATTGAAAGCGGACAGATTGCGGATAGTTGGCGGACTACATTCCGCATGGTGTCTTTTCGATGTCCACTCAGTTGACGGTTTTCTTGACGGATACAGCGCGGACACACTCGACGACCTGATCGGCTTCCCTGGATTTTCCAGGGCAATGATGGCCGTAGGATGGCTAGAAGAAAATGGCGAAAGCCTAGTAATGCCGCGGTTTGAGGCCCATAACGGGCAGTCTGCCAAGCGTCGCGCACAGGACGCAGACAGGAAGAGAAACGTCCGCAAAGCGTCCGCATCAGAAGCGGACAAAAAGCGGACCAGAGAAGAGAAGAGAAGAGAAGATATAAAAGATAAACCCCACACAGGAGGCGAGCAAAATTCACCTGTGGATAACTCTGCTGGTGGCGGTGAACCAGATCCGGATGCGAACAACGCGATGCTGAATGGTTATGTTGCTCCTGGCGGAATGGGTGAATTTGGGAAATTCCAGATGCACGACAACTGGAAGCCGGATCCGCAGTTCATCCAGCGCGCTGCGCTATGGGGCATAACCCTGAAGACGGACATCACGCCGTTCGAACTGGCAGAATTCATCACGTACTGGAAAGCGGAGGGCAAAGCATTCCACCACGACCAGTGGCAGCAGAAGCTGGCGAGAAGCGTGCAGCAGTCCAGGGCAAGGCCAGTCGCCCAGCAGCAGAGAAGGGATATCAACGACGTTCCGGAGCCTGACAAAGCCATACCGCAGGGATTCAGGGGATACCAGCCCTCATAGCGGCACCAGCGCGGCAGCGCATTTTTTTACGCCTGCATAATTACCTTGTAGGTAACAAAATATGCGCATAGCTATTGATTTTAACCCTAATGTGGATTTAAATTACCTGAGAGGTAAGTCATGACAGCAATTTTAGGAATTGACCCGGGATGCAGCGGGGCACTGGTTCTCGTAACTGAGCAGGGCGGCTACATCGACCATCTGCCAATGCCAACCATCAAGGTCGGCACAAAGTCCAGGGTGAACGGCGCAGCGGTGGCTGCATGGGTTCGGCAGTACGGAATCACTCATGCGTACCTTGAGCAGGTCGGAGCCATGCCAGGACAGGGAACGGCGAGCATGTTCACGTTCGGGCATGCAGCTGGTGTAGCGGAGGGGATCCTCCAGGGGCTCAACATTCCGTACACGCTGGTGACGCCTCAGTCCTGGAAGAAGTCAGCCGGGCTTATCGGAAGCGACAAGGACGCAGCGCGCAGCAGGGCGATTCAGCTTTACCCGGAACTCAGGGCGCTGGATGCCAAAGCGAAAGGCCAGGCCATCGCGGATGCGCTGTTAATCGCAAGGTTCGGGATTGGTGTTAAATAACGATCCTTTTTGATATCAACGTAATCAATAACTTATACGGGTAAGCGGGGGTAAGGATGGAATGCAAAGTGAGTGATCTGGTAAAGCGCGGTCATGACCAGTCAGCAGAGCTGAAGGCATCATGCGGCGCCGTCGATGTGCGAGACGTTGCACAACTGATCAGCGATCTGGCGACACAGCTGGATGTACAACTGGCTCGCAGTAATTCGCTGGCTGCGGAGAATGCGCTTCTGAAAAAATCTGAGCCAGCACCATTCAGTAAGCTGATGATGGAGGCGCTTGATGTTTATCAGGTAGGGGCTGATGAAGTGCCGGAGCTGGCAATGCTGAGTGCATATAAAAAACTGCGAGAGGGGCTAAAAACCCCGGCTACCGACGCTTTCCTGGCTGAAGTGCGGGCGCAGGGTGTGGAAATGTTGCGCGAACATCCGGCGATAAAACTTTGTTCTTTAACCCACGTATGTGATGAGTTCGCCGCCCAGCTGCGCAAAGGAGTGCAGTCATGAGCATGAAAACTGATATCACTGAACTCCCGCCTAACATTAGCTGTGGCGTCCGCCGGCGCTGGCACGCTCAACGTGGGCAACGAAATGGTCGTGGCGGGAGATATCAGCGCCTGCCGTCACGACAGAATTTAAGAAAATGGATTGCAAAGCGCTTGATTGCAGAAGTTTTAGCGGAGGCCGCCCAATGAGCAACATCGACAAACAGGCGCTGCGCAATCTTGCTGTAGCAGCAAAATTAGCCCCTTCATGGTATGCGGTTGGCGAATTCGGTGATGTTGTCGATCCAGCCAAGCCAGAATGGAAGCCAGTACACGAGTTCTGCAAAACGTTCACGGCAGCGCGAGTTCTGGCGCTGCTGGATGAGCTGGAAGCCAAGGAAAAGAGGATTGCTGAGCTGGAGGCGCGGGAGGTTGTACTTCCACAGCGCTATAGCATGTTGCATCGCGTCGATTTCGATGAGCCGTATCACACGGAAATGGTTTACAAGCAGCATCAGGTGCTTGAGGCACTG